TGGTCTGAATTTGAGGTACCTACTGCGAATGCCCAATCGGAAATATCTTGGACTGAACTTGAGGTTCCAACTCTTAATGCTCAAGCGGAGATATCATGGGCTGAATTTGAGGTTCCTCTCCTCAGCGCACAAGGTGAAATATCTTGGGCCGAGTTGGAGGTTCCTACCGCTAATTCTCGGGCAGATGTCTCATTTACCGAACTTGAGGTTCCCACAGCGGATACACGTGCGGATATCTCATGGGCGGAGTTTGAGGTGCCTAATGCCAATGCACAGGCTGAAATAGCCTTTGCGGAACTCGAAGTTCCTTCAATTGCAGGCCCAGCCGGAACTTGGCGAGACGAGTATCTACCAGTAATTCTGTCCCATTCTTAAGGAGAAATATGGCATATCCAGCGGGCACGCCTAACGCTATTGCTGTGACCCCGAGTGATACCGTCCCGGTAGTTAGTCGTGATGGTGTAGCCCACCCAATCTCCGGCTTTTATGTTGGAGCAACCGGAGGGGCTGTCGTCGTGATTACTCCTGGGGGTCAGACGGTAACCTTTGCGGGTACAGTTGTGGGCTCCACTATTTGGGTTAAAGCGACCCATATTAAGGCCACAGGAACGGCGGCAACATCGCTAGTGGCTTTCTATTAAGCCAATAACATGGCCCACATACAAAATCCCGAGGATATTCAGTGGTGCGAGGAATGTGGGCGCTACTACAACCCAACTTCGCCGCATGAGTGTAATATGGCTCGGGTAAACGAGGAACGTCATCAACTTGAACGATTCCTCAAACGTTATCACGTAAAAGAGGAAAGCTAGAACCGCCCCATCTCGGGGTATCCTCAAATCTAAGAGAGGCAAGTGTAATGGCTCTAGGAACAGTTACTAAGGTGAAGGGCACAGTCTTCGGGGATCTAAGGGTCACAATCGTTGACGTTAGACCCACTTCTGGTGCAAACTATGTGGCAGGCGGTGCTCCTTTTGCTGCCGCTCAGGTGCCGGGTGCAACCGGTACAGTCCTCGGTGTTAACGTGGTTGGTCAGGCTATTGACGCCACCAACCAGTCGGTCACCCTGTGGGATCAGGCTACCGCTAAGCTGGTTTCCTACAACCAGACCGCCAACACTGATGTCGGACTCATTGAGGCTGCCACCAACACGGATCTTTCGGGCGCGGCAGCTGCCGTCCGCCTGATGGTCTTCAGTAAGTAATGGCTCTCGGGACGGTTAATACCCTTACCCAGACAAATATCGGAGGACTCTCCCTACTTATTGTGGAAGTTCAACCCTCAGCAGGGGCGAACTATACAACCAACGGGGAGCCCTTTGACACAGCGCAGATTCCTAACGCAAAAGGTCAGCTTCTCGCTGTCGTCCCGATTGGTGCCCATTCTGTGGGCGGTGCGTCAGCACAGCTAACTTGGGATCACGTCAACAAGAAGCTGAAGGCGTATGGAACCGCTGGCTCGGCCTCTGGGTTGACCGAGATTGCCAACGCTACCGATCTATCTGCTCAGCGAGCGCGGTTTATCTGCGTCACAGCAGGGATCGGCTAAATAAAAGGAGGGCAGATGCCCGATTTCCACAGGGAAGAAGGCATTACCCTCACTGATGGGGATGTTGTTGACCTACTGGCCCGATATCCCCAAAAGTTTTTGTGGTTTGCCCAACACGGCTACCACCCGCATTACTGGCAATTCCTGTTCCACACAAACACGAATCCAGAGAATACCAGGCTTTGCCGCTTCCGGCACCTTGTTGCAGGCAGGCGAGGGGGTAAAACCCTAGCAGCAGCCTGGGAAACAATCTTCTACGCGCTTCACCCCGAGGTATTCCACCAGGATCTCCATGGTACGAACTCGCGTAGACCGCTAGTGATCTGGGTTATGGCCCAGGACTACACGATGGGCCTCTGGTCTAAGTTGGCTATCCGCGAGGTATTGCAGGCAGCCGGTATGGTGGAGGATGTGGACTATAAGGAGAACCGAGGCCACCAGTGGATCGAGTTCGCCAACGGATCATTCCTGCTGTTTAAGACCGCAGACAACCCCACCAAGCTCAGAGGTGCAGGTGTGGACATCATGTGGATGGATGAAGCTGCGTTCATTGTGAATGAAGAGGCGTGGGACGTTAGTTCCCCGTCGCTCACCCAGACCCTAGGCATGTTCATTTCTGCTACCACCCCAGACGGAAAGAACTGGTTTTACAACCATTTCTGGTCTGACAAGGCGTTGGCTAACCCATCACACGGGCGTGTAGAGTATTTTTCTATTGACAGTCCTTACTACGACGTAGCGGAGTGGAAGCGCCTTGCAGAGGAGTATCACCCCTTCAAATTCAAGCAAGAGTTCATGGCTTCTTTTGATGCTATGGCGGGAAAGGAGTTGTCAGGTGAATGGCTACATTACTACGAAGCTGCGGAATTGGACGCATACCGTGGTCTTGATGGTTCATTCCCCGGTCTCACTATGTTTGTGGCTGTCGATCCCGCAATTTCTCTTGCCGATACAGCCGACCGATTTGCTATCTCAGCAATTGGAGTCACAAAAGACAGAAAGCAAGCCTATCTTGTAGACCAGTGGGCAGGTCGTATTCCGTTTCCGGAACAGGTAGACAAAATTAATCAGTGGTTCCAGAAGTATAGCCCCTACGGGATTGGTATTGAGAAAACCGCGTACCAGGCAGCCCTTGTTCAACAGGTTCAGCGACTTGAAGGGCTGCCACCCGTTGTCCCCCTATGGGCCAAGGGAAAGAAGTTTGAACGCATCCTGGCTATGACTCCATACTTTCGCACAGGAAGAATCAAGATTAGTCGGGATCAGTCGGATTTTATCAATGAGTGGGTTGGTTACGATTCCCTCAAGAAGAATCCCCAAGACGACTGTTTGGACTCAGTAGAAATGGCACTTCGCATTGCCGGAGTTCTTCTACCAAGTCAGAAACGCCCAGATGAAGCCCCTATCCTCGAAGGAGCGGCCTCTACTGCAAGTATGTGGGTTGAACTTGCAGCCAAAGCGGCCAGCAAGAGGAAGGATCTGCACACGATGGACGAGCATTTAGGAAGCGAGTGGTAATGAAACTTACTGAAGGTGGACGCCTACAGCGCCCAAATTTGTGTTTTCTGTGTGAGACCACACCGGATCACGGTACCAAGGTCATCGACACCGAACGTTATTTCGACGGACATCCCTTTAACCTACAGGGACGGCGATACGTCTGCGAGAAGTGCATCAACTCCATGTTGGTTCACTTTGACCTTGCTGACAGAGCAACCGTCGAGCGAGCGGAGAATGACACATTGCAGGCACAGAGAGTCCTACAGGGGCTCAAACGCCGCATTGACATTCTATTCAACGATTTGAGGCAGCTTGCCGAGAATCCTACAGCACTCATGGAGGAGATTGATGTTACACCGACGGGATCTGGAAGCGGAACTGTGGGTGAAGTCGCGCGAGTTGAAGTTGACCCAGGATCAATTGACGGTGGAGCGGGAGAAGACCTCTCTTCTGACGCTGAGAGTGGAAATCCTGAAAGAGGATCTGGCGAAACTGCTAAAACATACTCAGGAGCTAGCCTCACAACCAGTCCCTACGCGCAGTAAAACGCCCCTTTACATGAGTGAGAGCGAAGAAGATATCCGCTTTATGAAGGAAACTCAGCAGATTAGTATGGCTGAGGCCGAAGAGTTGCTTCGTGCGCTTGAATTTGACAACGAAATTGTCCTCGACTATGACGAGGATCTAAGCACAATCTAGGAGAACAATGGCTGATTCAGACCAGGCCGCAGGACAGACGAAGGATGTAAGTAAACTTTTGTCTGCCTCCGATCTCAATGAAAAACTGGACAGCCTGAAGCGTGGTCGCCAGTATCTTGAGGCTCAGTGGAAGCTGAGTCTCGCCTTCTATAAGGGAAAACAGTACACATATTACAACAAATCCCTTAAACGGTTGGAGTCCCTACCGGTGGAGGATGGCGAAAAGCCTCGCTACCGGGTGCGGATCGTTAACAATCAGATCAGCCCGGGAGCCCA